AGTTCAGCACGAATCCGCTCAAGTTTAAGCCGCCTGCCAAATCGGGGAAGCCTGTGAAGGATGCGCAGCCTACTCGATCAGACAAGACGGTCACTCCTCCTCCTCCGGAGTTTACTGGTGAACCACCAGGCGGCCTCGAGGATGAAGACGATCTTCCGATGTCGCACGGATCCGGGTCAGAATTCATGAAGCTCAAGACGCAACGCGAGAAGGTTGCCCTGGAGCTGGCCGAGCTGGACCTGGCAAAAAAACGTGGTGAGCAGGTAGAGCTCGCAAAGGTGAATACCCTGTTTTTTAATATCTCATCAACGGTCTGCGAATCGTTGCTGAATATCCCCGACCGTATCTCCCCAATGCTGGCTGCAGAGACTGATCCTAAAAAAATTGGCGACATGCTGAATCACGAAATCCGCGTTGCACTGAAGTTGATATCAGATGGAAAATTCGACGAGCAACAGCTCGCTCTTAACCTGCGCTGAATTTTTAATCAGCGGCTTCAAGCCTCCGCCGGAATTTACAATTTCTGAATGGGCAGACAACCACCGTAAATTGCCACGCGAGTCCAGCGGTGAGCCAGGGCTATGGCGCACATCCCGAACACCATACCTGAAAGAAATAATGGACGTGATGAGCCCATCGAGCCACTACGATGACGTGGTGATCATGAAGGGGACACAATTGGGGTTTACCGAGTGTATCCTAAACGTGACGCTGTACTACATGGCGCACGCCCCGTGTCCGATTCTCAGCGTTCAGCCGACGGTTGACATCGCGAAGAGATTTTCGAAGCAACGCCTGGGAACATCGATCCGTGAGTGCGATCAGCTGCGCGACAAGGTGAAGGACGCGAAGTCGCGCGATAGCGGGAATACGATTTTGCAGAAGGACTTCCGCGGCGGTACGCTCATGATCGGCGGCGCCAACAGTGCGGCTGCGCTACGGTCGATGCCTGTGCGCGTGCTGCTACTCGATGAGGTCGACGCCTATCCGTCCGATGTCGATGGCGAGGGTGACCCGGTCAACCTGGCAGTGAAGCGGTCCACAAACTTCTCGCGTCGTAAACGCATGTACGGATCCACGCCCACGATCGCGGGTGTGTCGCGCATCGAGCAGCTGTTCGAGAAATCGGATAAACGATATTACTACATACCGTGCCCATACTGCGGTGAGTTTTTTATAATTCAGTGGGCCAACATTCGGTTCGAGGATCGTCGTCCTGAGACCGCGCATTTGATGTGTGAGAGCTGTGGTCAAAAAATTTTAGAGCATTACAAGACCCAGATGCTGGCACAGGGAAAGTGGGTAAAGCACAATCCTGAATCTATAATCGCCGGGTTTCACATCTCAGCGCTGTATTCCCCTGTGGGCTGGTATTCCTGGTATGAAGCGGTATCCGATCACCTCGAAGCGCTCGGGGATCCGGTGAAGAGAAAAGTCTGGGTCAACACCTGCCTGGGCGAGACGTTCGACGACTCAGGGGCAACGATAGACCCAACCTGGTTGGAGAAACGCAAGGAGCCGTACCAGGCGCATTGCCCGGCTGGGGTCCTTGTGGTGACCGCCGGCGGGGATATCCAGGACGACCGTATTGAACTGCAGATAATAGGTCACGGCTTGCAGGGAGAGACCTGGATAATCGACTACATCGTTTTCATGGGAGATCCGAAATTAACCGCTGTCTGGGGATTGCTCGACCAGTACCTGCAGCGCACGTTCGAACACGCCAACGGTCACGAAATAAACATCGCCGCCACCTGCATCGACAGCGGACACTGCACCGACGAGGTCTATCTGTTCTGCGAGCAGCGGCGCCATCGGAATATATGGCCAATCAAGGGGCAGGGTGGCCCGGGGAAGCCTCTGATCATCCGCGGCGTGAGACCGAAGCGTAAGGGGCTGACGCAGCTTATGCAGACCTACCTGTTTCACCTGGGCGTTGACCAGGGTAAAAGCTCGTTGTATTCAAACCTGAAGGTTGACAAACCAGGTCCCGGATACATCCATTTCCCGACTGCGCTACCGACAGTCACCGGAGAGCCGCGCAGACTCGACTCGAAATTTTTCGAGGGATTGACAGCTGAGAAAAAAGTCGTAGGTCGTCATTCCGGGCTGCCGTCATCTTCATGGGTGCTACCGTCCGGCAAGCGCAACGAACCTCTTGACACCTACATCTACGCTTCGGCTGCCCTGAATATTCTCAAGCCGGATATGAATGCCCTCGCCAAGGCGTCTCGCATTTTCGTCAGACGTCCAGCTTCTCCTGTTCGCGGAAGGACCGTCGTTTCTCGTGGCGTAACCTACTGATACTCGCCGACTGGTAAAATTGTTTGGCTTAGATTGGCGAGGATTGGCTCTAACTGGCTCCAATTGGCTACTGTGAAATTTTGTTTGATTCAAAACAATTTCGGCCTGTTAATTTACAGGCATGAGCTCGATTTCATTAGCTTGCGCCCAACGGCAATTGTCCCTTTGGATTGAGGCTGATGCCGCAGTTGCCAAGGGCCAAAGTTATTCCATAGGAGACCACAGTGTAACACGCGCAAATGCCGGTGAGATCACCGAAAAGATCAGATATTGGAGGTCTGAGGTTGACCGTCTCAGTCGCGGGTCCAGCGGCCCGCGTGTGGTTCGCATCCTCCCGAGGGACTTGTGAAATTACCTCAAGTCAAGCCCACTCTTCTTGATCGGCTGATTTTTCAGTTTGCTCCGAGCGTTGGCCTTGGACGTGTCCGGGCGCGCATGGCCTACTCCGGGCTGCAGGGCGCCGGCTTCATCGCCTACGGATCAAACCGCCGCTCCATGCGTGGAGCTCGTGCAACGCCCAACTCGGCCGATGTCGACATCCTCCCCAAAATTTCCCCGATGCGCGCGACAAGTCGCGACATGTACATGAATGCCCCGGTTGCCACGGGCATCCTGCGGCGCGTTCGCACTAACGTTGTGGGCTATGGCTTGACCATGCAAAGCCGCGTCAACCGTGAGGTGTTGGGTCTCTCCGACGAGCAGGCCGCGGCCTGGGAGCGTAATGCCGAGCACGAATTTGAAACCTGGGCATCGTCAATCGAATGCGACTCAACGCGCACGCAAAATTTTTACGAGATCCAAGGCATGGCCATGCTGAGCACCGTGATGAACGGGGACATCTTTGTTGCCTTGCCATACATTCGCCGCCCGGGATCGTCTTACGACCTCAAGCTGCGCATGATTGAGGCAGACATGGTCTGCAACCCTCAGTATGCGATGGACACCGATACCATTGCCGGCGGCGTCGAGGTTGACGAAAACAATGCCCCCAAATTTTACCACATCATGCGGCGGCACCCTGGCGGTTTCATCCCGTTAGATCAGTGGGACGCCTTTTATGTTTTTGGACCCGAGAGCGGGCGCCGGCAGATTCTGCATCTGTTTGACCGCGAGCGCCCGGGGCAACGGCGCGGTTTTCCGATGCTGGCGCCGGTATTTGAATCACTCAAGCAGATTACCCGCCTGACAGAATCGGAATTGATGGCAGCAGTCGTGACATCCTTTTTCACGGCGGCGATCACCAGCGACAGGGCGCAAGGTGATGTCGTCGGTAACTCATACGATGAAACCGAATCTGTCAAGGACGGCAGGGCAGGTGATGCCAACGTAGTCGAGATGGGCCACGGATCGATTTTATCCCTGGTGCCCGGTGAAACGGTCCAAACGATAGATCCCAAGCGCCCAAATGGCGCCTTTGCCCCTTTCTTTCAGGCTATTGTAACCGAGATCGGGGCGGCGGTGGAACAGCCTTACGAAGTCGTGATGCAGCATTTCACCGCCTCATATTCTGCCAGCCGGGCGGCGCTCCTGGAAGCGTGGAAATTCTATAAAAGCCGCCGGGCTTGGCTTGTTCGTGGATTTTGTCAGCCGGTTTATGAGGCCTTCTTAATCGAGGCCATAAGCAAAAGACGAATTGAGGCGCCCGGCTTTTTCAGTGACCCCGCACTCATGAAAGCATGGTGCGGCTCGAAGTGGAGCGGTCCCGGCCAGGGTGAGCTTGACCCGATGCGAGAGACTCAGGCGCGGGTTCTTAAAATTGAATCGAATCTCAGCACCCACACCAAAGAGGTGGCCGAGATCGATGGCGATAATTGGGAACAGGTTGCCTCGACGCTGGGGCGCGAGCGCAAGCGAATCAACGAGCTGGGCCTGAATGTCGCCACCGGCAAAGTCGCGACGCCAAAAGAAGAGCAAGACTCCGGCGAAAACAAACTTGATGAGACCGGTGACCGCGAGGATCTACCACCTCAAAACAAAGATACGGACGATGTAGAATGAACGCAGCAGCTTGGATATTATCACACAATTGGGCGATTCTCCCGTCACGGCTTGAGTCATTCCTTGCTATTGCCAACCGTGAAAGCGGTCTTCCCGATGAAGTCCGCAGCGCCATAGCCGCGCGCGACGCTGACCCGCTGCCGAACTCCCGGCGGTCCCAGCTGCGCGACGGCGTGGCGATTATACCCGTGGTGGGGCCGATCTTCGCCCGGGCCAACCTGCTGGCGGCGGTGTGCGGTGGCGTGTCGGTCGCTACGCTGGCCAAGGACTTTCAGGCAGCGCTTGATGATCCGGCAGTATCCTCGATTGTCTTGAACATCGACAGCCCTGGAGGCGAGGTCACCGGAGTCTCAGAGCTGTCAGACATGATTTTCAACGCCCGCGGCAAAAAGACAATAACCGCCTACATTTACGGGCTCGGGACGTCTGCGGCATATTGGATCGCCAGCGCAGCCGACCGTGTTGTGATCGCGGCCACCGGTGAGGCTGGCAGCATCGGCATTGTCAGTGCCTACACCGACACCAAGGCCCGCGACGAAAAGAACGGCGTAAAAACTCACGAGATCGTTTCAAGCGTAAGCCCGAAGAAACGCCCGGACCTGGCCACTGATGCCGGCCGCGCGCAGATCCTGGCGACGCTCGATGCGCTGGCCGATGTCTTTGTCGGTGATGTCGCTCGTAACCGCGGCGTTACCCGCGATGACGTTATCAATAAATTCGGCCAGGGCGGCGTCTTTGTCGGCAAGGAAGCGGTGACAGCGGGGATGGCTGATTCGGTCGGATCGTTTGAAGCCGTGATAAGTGAGAACATGGTTAAAAATAACAATTTTCGGCCGCTTTTTGCGGCAGAAAGGACGGCCACCATGGACGTCAAAACGCTGAAAGAGCAGCACCCCGCAGTATATGCGGCCATTTTCGAAGAGGGTAAGAAGGCCGGCGCGGCCGAGGGCAACGTCGCCGCCGCCACCGCAGAGCGCGAGCGCATCAAGGCGATTCAGGCGATCAAGTTCCCGGGCCAGACGGAATTCATTAACGCCGCCGCATTCAACCCCGAGGCAACCGTCGCATCCGTCTCGGTCGAGCTGGTGCAGCGCGAAGGAGCCAAGATCGAGAGTGTCGGCAAAAACCACGCGACCGACGCCGCCAGTCTCGGTGCAGCCCTGAATACCGTTAAGGACAGTCTTCCGGCCAATCCGGCGGGTGCTGCCAAGCCCGACGGCAAGGATCAGGAAAAGGTCAGCGACGACATCATTTCTAAAGCCGCCACTGCGGCCAACGAAATGCATCGCAGAGCCTGATCGGTATCGACGAACGAGGACGACGAACGAGAATGACACTTTAGCCACAATGTAAATCAGAGCAACACAGGAGGAAACTATGCTGCTTGAGAAGTATACCCCGGACAACCTTGGCGTGATCGGAATGGTGACCACGCGCGAGGTTATGCTGGCAACCGGACAGAATCTGAAGCGCGGCACGGTGCTGGGCAAGGTAAGGTTTTCTTGCCCCACTTCGGGAACGGCCGGCACAAACACCGGCAACGGAACGGTCACCGTGGTAAAGCCCGGGCCAAATATCCGTATCGGCACCTATACCATCACGATCGTTGAGGCGGTGGCCGACAGCTATATCCGCGCGAAAGTGGTAGGACCGAGCTCCAAGGACCTGGGACAGATCGTGATCGGAATCGGTGATAATGCCACCGGCGTTTTCTATTCCGATGAAATCA